TTAAGATTGTCATTTATAACACCATCTTTTTCTTTTTTCATTCCATAAGGTGGGTCATTGTGGGCTACATCTGCTTTTTCTCCATTCATTAACTTTTCAACATCACTTTCTTTTGTGCTATCTCCACACATCAATCTGTGTTTTCCAAGTTCCCAAACATCACCTAATTTTACTCTGCTTTCCTTTACTTCTGGTATGTGGTCATCTTCTGTGTTGCCTTCAACTATTTTGTCTATATTAAAACCAAAGTCAATATCCTTAAAACCCCAATCTTTTAATTCTTCTATTTCAAATTCATTTGCAAGAATATCCATATCAAATTCACCACCACTTTTATTGAGTCTTATATTTAATTCTCTTTCTTCTTCTTTTGTTAAGTCTAATACAACACAATCTATTTCTGTATGCTTTAAGTCTTTGCAAACTTTCAGTCTTTGATGACCCCCAATAACTGTCATATCCTTATTTATAATAATAGGATCAACTAAATCAAACTTTTTAATACTTTCTTTTAAGTCTTTGTATTGCTTATTGCTTATCTGTCTTGGATTGTAACTTGCAGGTTGTAATTTATTTATCTCTATCTTTTCTATTTTCATATTTCTTTAATCTTTTTTCTAATTCTATTAAACTATAAATTTGAACACATACATTTTCTAAATGTTTTATTTTACAATACATATTAAAGCATCTGTCCGACTCGGCTTTAATATGACAATCACGACAAACACCAATTAAATTTTCTATATAATCATTTTTAATTTTATTTCTACGTTCTAAATGGTGAATGTCTACTGCTACATCATTACACATTTCGCATAGTATGGTCGAGCTTTCATCATAGCCGAAAAAGTTCATATACACCTTAGTATGATTCTGCAACTTCCTTTTTTCTTCTTTTAATTTTAAAATCGTCTGTTGGACTTGCGACTACAAACTTACCTTTGCAAAAATAACAACAATTATCTTGCATTAGTGTCATTCTAACGCATCTACAACAGAATCTAAATATCTGACTCATTATCTTCTAATTTACAACTATTTACATAAACTTTAGCTAATTGCGCAACAGTTTGCTTTACACAACTACCACAACTGCTTGGTTTTTTATTAGCATTGAATACTTTATTATATAGCTTTACTAATGTTGCCTGATCCTGTCCACTTATTCTGTCGCCAATTCTAGGAAGAACAGATTCATATATTGACATTTCATCTTCTGTGAATTGTCTGACCTTTGCATAAGGAAACATTTTATTCAATGCTTCTTTTCTCTCACTACATTTACAGTCTATTCCTGTGACTTCGCTAATTTTATCAACAACCTTTTTTATGCCTGTAGCTTTTGTTATGCGTTCAATTGAATCGCCTAAACCTTTACTTTTTGTCATCTTTTATTGAATTTAAAAATTTATCTCTAATTGTTTCGTCATCTATTTTTTCTAATACCTTATGGATTGTAAAATTAACAGCTTCGTTAATCTTTATATCAAAACCTTCTTTTGTTCCTAGAACATAGGTTTTTCCTTTTTCATCGCTAAATGATACCATATTATATTTTTTAATCATATCAGTATCAGCTTTTTTTATTGCTCTTATTATTCTGCTTTTTTTCATATTATTGCTATAGATAAAAGTCCTAAACAAAACAAAGTAACTAATACAACAATTACATTTGCAATGACTTCTTCTTCTTGATCGTTAAACATTTTCTTTTTCTTTAATTAAATACTTCTTGACATTATTAATAGCTTTAAATAGTGTGTTTCTATTTATCTTGGTTGCTTTAGCCATACTATTCAAACTATGTTCTTCTAAATAATAAACTTTAAAAACCTGCGAATCAAACCAATAACAATCTTTAAGTTTTTCTTCAATCCAATCTAATCTTTCTTCTATTTGGTTTTTATCTTTTATAGTGTATTCTGTGTTGTCTGCTGTAATGCTTTCTATTGTGGTGGTGGTGTGATATTCATAATACTTATTGTATTTATAATAATAACGACTTGTTTTAGAATGGTATTGATTGAGCATTACTCTAGCAATGTAAAATGTTAATTGATTTTTTTTTATAATTTCATATATTCTTTCTTGATCGCATTTGTATAATTCTTCAATAACAAAACTTAATAAATCGTCTTTTCCTTTTTTACCTGCTATATTGAAAGCCATGTCCTTTAGCTTATCATAGTTTTCAATTAGGTATTTGTCTAACATATCTTTATTATAGAAGGTATATTTGCCTGTTTCATTAAATTATATTCTACATCAGTTATTTTGTTTTTTTCTATCTCCATTATATTATCAAATCTACTGTGTAGTTTTTTATAAATATAATTTATTACGTTATTATCTTTTTTTAAATCTCGTAAAATAAAAGTAAGTTCTGCACCACTATCAAATAAAATTATCCACAAGTAGTTGTTTATATCAACATAATTATCAAACAATCTGTCTTTTCTTGAATTAAAAAATGTTCTTTTAACTTTCATCAAATAAATCTGTTTGTTTATAGTTGTTTTTATTTATATTTAAAACTGCTTCAAATATTGTTTTTCCAGCTTCATAGTCAACTAAATTTCTAGCAATTTTATTTTTCCTTTGCTTCCCTTTATATTTATTAAAATCATAATCATGGAAATTTGACAAAGCATCAATTAATTTTTTAGTTCTTGATAAGTCTGGGTTTTTTCTTGTGCTTAGTATTTTTGGTATTGTAAAATTTGTCCAATATAAATGTCTTTTTCTTTTTTCTGCTGGAATTAAAGTTTCATAAAAAGGAATTACATTTTCAACACAATATCTTCCATTATAATAATGCTTTAAAAAAATTATTTCTTGATACAAAGACATATCAGGGTATTTCATTTTTCTTTTATTTTTCATTGATATATTAATTCTACTGTGTGTGGGGCAAGGTGGACTACTCCAAATAAAATCAAATTCTTTATAATGGTCTAACAGATATTGGTGAGCATCTGCTATAATAACAGTGTCATTTGGAAATCTTTCTTGATATAATTTTGCAAGTTCTTCATCCCATTCAACAGCTGTGACCTGTATGTCTTTTTTAACTTCATTCCACTTGTATCGATTGCCACCAAGACAAGCATATAAATTCAATATCTTCATTCTATTTTTCCTTTTAAATAACGATTAATAACTTCTAAGGCTTCATCTATTCCTGTGCATATCTCAGCATAAAAACCTCTTTTTCTTAGTTGATCTCGCCAATATCTCTGTTCATTAGTTGCTTTATTATATCCAACTTTTAATTCTATTGCACAACCTGCATATAGTTTTTTGTCTATTTTTGAAATTTCATAAATAAACAAATCTGGAAATCCTTTTTTATATCCACTTTTTTTTGCTTTGATTCGTTGACTCATATGCACCTGATACTGTCCACCCATTGAGCCACAGTATAAAACATTCTGTAAGTCTAAGTATTTACAAACTGCTTTTTGTAATTCGTATTCTTTCATTTCTTAATCCATTTTTGCCCTGCATTTGGATTGTATTCTGTTACATATCCTAAATTTTTAAGGTGCTGTTCATATTCTTTTTTAGATGAATCGTCCATTCTTTTGAAAAGTAATGAATCAAAATAATCTGGAAATCTTGATTTTTGTTTATTAAAATTGTTATTTGACCACCTTTTCAATCTTCTGCTTATATCAAAAGTCTTTTCCATTTCTGCACGATATTTGCTACCAGACTTGTTTTTTTCAGTCCAATACAAAAAGAATGCTTTTTTATCTTCATCATTAATTCCTTCTATTGATTGAATGGATTTTTTAAAATCCACTATTCTTTCTTCTATACTTTTATTTACTTTACTTATACTCTTATTTACTTTACTAGTATTACGTTGGTAATTCGATTGTATTACTTTAGTATTATTCCACCTTTTATTTATGTTTTCTTTTGCTTTTTTTGACTTGTTATTAATTTCTTCTATATGATTATTTAAACGTCTTGAATAAAAGCAATTATCCTCAATAACAAACAAATCAAAATCTTCAATGACTTGCTTTAAAATTTTAGGATCACATTGTAAACCAAAAGCTAAAGAATCATAGTCTTCAATACAAAGTTTATTTTCTTCTGTAAATAATAATTCTAATACTGCCCAGAATACGCCATAACCTTCATATCCTAGCTTAGACCTTAGCTTTATAACTCTAATATCTAATCTTGCTACTGAATCGTGGTTAAAATATGTTTTTTTCATAATTAAAGAGTTAAGAAAATGCCTGTCCTAAATATAAGGATAAACTAACTAATAAAACAAGTATTACAGACAGGCACTTTCAGGATAATTTAAAATGGTGGATTATGTTCGTTAGTAATTGACTCAATGCTTTCTTGTTCTCTAATTCTACAATCTTTAATCATTAAAGTATTATAAAACTTTCCTTTGTATTCTCTACATTTAATATAAAAATCAATATCTACATATTGCCCTGCAGATAATTTTTTAGAGTGTTCAATTACATTAATAGAATTTTGTCCGAATAATTCAAATTGCATAATGTGACGAAAATCAGTAGTTGTTTCTTCTATTGTAATTAGCTTTTTAACAAAATCACCTTTATCTGTATTTATTTGTTGATCTTTAACTTCTGTTATTTTACCTTTTATTTGATACATATTTTTAATTTTTATTGATTATTAATTTTTTTTAAATGATTCGCTTTCATCTTCTCCAAAAACACCAAATTCATAAAACCCTGCTAATTTAAGGACTGCCCTTGACATTGCTCTTTTCTCAGCCATCTCCATTACATACCAACTGTTAGTATTTCCATCTTTGAAGGAATCTCCTTTTAATGCACTTCCAAATGTTTCTACAAATTTTTCATCTCCATCTTTTGTTATTTCACCTTTTGCTTTAACTACTGCGAAATTAGGTTCACATTTAATTACTTCATAAGCACAATAAATTTGCAAATTAGCTTGAATCTTTTCAATACCACTTCTTGTTATTATTGTGTAATGTTGATGTTTAAAAACATCTTCACTTGTTAAATTATTTTCTACAAATAATCTATTTAATATATCTTTTTTTGTTTCCATATCTATATATTTAAAAAATCTACTCTTAATTCTAAATTAAGAATTTTACATAATTTATCAGCTTCACTAAATTTCATTAATTCAGGTCGCTTTAACTTTGAAAGCATTGTTGGATATGATACGTCCATATATTCAGAAAGTTCTAATTTAGATACTTTATGCTTAAACATTGCATATTCAATAGTTTCTTTTAATTTATCATTCATGATTTTATATTTAAAATTATAGGACAATATTAATAAATCTTTTTTAACAACCAAACAAATTAATTTAATAGTTATTAACATTCCAATTGTTAATAAATAAAAAGAATTATTATGTTCGTGTTAAATTAATTTTATATATATTTGTGGAAACAAAACTATTAAAACTATGAATAAATCAATCATTCAATTAGCATTAGATGCTTTAGAACTTAAACTAATAAAACAAAGACAGGAATCAAAAAGAGAAGGAATGTTTTATGATGTAGAATCTATTAATGTATTATTAGAAAAAACAAGAGAGTATCAAAAAGAATTAGAAACAGAAGGTGAAACTAAAATTACTTTACAATGAGAACAATAGAAATAAAAGAAATAAATGTTTCAACTAAACAAGGTCGTTTAGATTGGTTAGAATACAAAGCTAAAGACGATTGGAAATTCTTAGGAGAAACAGGAATGACAATTTTGTTTGAAAGAATTACAGAAGAAGTTTCTAATTGTTGCAATGCTAAATTAATTGAAGAATCGGATGTTTGTTCTAAATGTAACGAACATTCTAAAATAATAAATATATGAAAAATTGGATAATTACAGGAAAAGGATATGTCAATTGTGGTGTTACTAACCCTTACAACCTAAATCTTGAAATAACAGATTTACAATATAAGTATAATGAAATTCGTTTAAGATCAACAGAAAAAGATTTAGAAAAATTTGTTTCTGAATTGATAAAAGATGAAGCATCTTTTAAACTTATTGGATATTTTGAAAAAGATTCAGAAGATCATTTAGACCATATGTATGGATCAAATAGAATGTTCAAACCTAAAAATCTATAATATGAAAACATTACAATTCGTAAAAACTAGCAAGAGTTATAATTCTAAACATGGTGGAAGCATATACTACATCTTTTTTAAAGGTATAGGGAAAAGCTATAGAACAGTATTATTTAGCAATATGCGTAACTTTAAAAATTGGAATAATATTTTAAACAAAGCTGAAAGAGGTGATTATATAGCTGATCTAAAAATGAAGTTATATAAAGGCAAAGAAATAGTAGACGCTGACAGTATGCCTAAGCTAATTACACAGCGTGAAATGCATGAAATTGATTGTGAGAGATTTGAGGATTATTACGGAATCCCACCACATTAATTATTTCAATTTTTCGATTAACCTCTTAAAGTCTTTTCTTATACCTTTAATGTCATAAACTTTTTTATGGTTTTTGTCATAAGTATAATAAGCACCCAATTGAAGTTTTTCTCTATATAGGTTTTTATTTTTCATAATTCCATTAATAAATTTATGGGTAATTTTCCGTTATTCAAAACGACCGCCGCCCCAATAGCAGGTTTTTTTCCATATTTAGCATAAGCCATAGCATAAGATTCGTGATTAATTCCACAACCAACTTGCATTCCAAATACTCTAAATTTTCTGCCGACAAAATGTTGACATCCTGCTAAAGTATGTAAATGACCTTGAACTGTATTCATTAAGTCAGCCCTACACTTGCTAAACGCTTGACCACCTTCACCATGAATATATTGAACATTATCTTTTTCATAGCGTTCAACAAAATTCCATTTAGGAACTTCTAATACCTCTTTATAAGATTTGATCCATTTAGAAGGAATTGCACTTGTTTGTGCTTTACGCATAACCATTCTGTCGTGGTTTCCAATGATAACAGTGGCTACAGGAAATGCTTTTCGCCAACGCGCTATTCTTTTTATCGCTAATTCTAATTCATCAGCACCACCCATACCGTCTGCGTTTGTTTCATGATATGATGAATAGTGATTGTCTATTATATCACCAATAAAGACAACTTCATTGCAGTTAAATTCAATATATTTTTCTCTACAAAAATCTAAGTATTCATCTAAGCAAAATGGTTCGTGAAGATCGCCAATAACTAAAATGTTATTAGCCGTAGTATTGTCATTATCTCTATATTCTTTTATTAAGTCCCATTCTGTGCGTGATATTCTAGGTCTGTAATAATTCAAATTTTACATTTTTTATCACACTTTCTGCATTCAAACATAGATAAACATAACGGAAGAATACCGATAGCACAAAGCACTATACCCTCCCAGCTAATGCTTTCACCCATAGCGTTCAAAGAGTATAATACTATTGCACCACCGATAGTTCTTTTCGCTGACCACCTTTTTACATCTCCAAATTTTTTGTCTTTGAAAATTGAAGTAATGTCTATAAATTTTAATAAATTATTCATGCGTTCCACCACCTTTTTTGTAGTTAGGAATTATTGCATTAAAGATACTATCCAAATAAGAAAAGACTTGGTTGTCATCTTCTGTTGGAGTTAAGTTAATTACGATCTTTATAAAAGCCATAAAGCCAATTAATAATTCTAACCAATTTGAAAAAATAAAATCTGTCATAATAATAAATTTAATTAATAATAAGTCCACAACACCTGTTGTGATTTGTCTTCATCTATGTCGCAGTGAATAAAATTGTTTCCTATTCCAATTCTGTTTATTCCAACGATCATTAATGCTGTTACAATTTTAAATCTTGTAAATGAATCTTTTGCATATATATCGGCTGCTATTCCTTTAGTATGAGATGAATTTTTAGAGCCTTTATACCCTTGTTCTAATAATGCTTTGTTGTATTCTGGCGTTCTATAACCTGAAGTTATCTTAAAAGGAACTTCTGCAATGCCTCGTGCATCATCTAAAAGACAAATAAATTCTTTGTCCATATTGTCTATTCCATTACCTTTTCCACTTTTGCAATCAAACTCTTCCCAACTAAAATACTTAAAATCGCCCATTATTTGCCGTTTAAGAGGCTTTTAATAAAATTATATATATCCTTGCTTAACATAGCAACAAAGCCCCCTAAAAGCCCTAAAATGACTGTTTCTGCTATTGTTTGGGTTGGTATCATTCCAATAGTGAGTAAATTCCCACAAAAAAAGCAACCAAAGTATTCTAATTTTTCCATTACGATATATCTATTAGTCTATAAGTTGTCCAAAGGTCTATAACTCCTGTTGATCCTGGCGAAGGTGGTGCATCAAAATAAAACATTAATTTTGCATCTGCTATTGAAGAAGACAAACTAACGCCTTTTGCTGATCTTCCTGCGCCTTGAAATATCCAATACTGCGCAGCATAACTAGGAGAATCAAAAGCAAACCTTTCTTGATCCCAATAGTATGTTGAATCTCCGTCTATATAACCAATTGTTGGTTTTACTGTGTTTGTATTAGGCGTTGCGCCTGCTGTATAATCACAATATACACTAATAGGAATAATAATTTTATTTGCACCCTTGTTTTGAACTAAAATTTTTCCTGTTGTTGCTAATGACATAAATTCTGTATTGTTAACACTGACCTTTTCAGTTGCTATAACATATTCAGAAATTACCTTTTTACTTGTTCCGTCTGCTGATCCTGTTGTATCGTTTACATCAACGACCATTAAAAGGTCATCACTTGCAGGATTGTTTGCTAGTGCCGATTTGTCGGTTAATCTTTGTCCAGCCATAATTTAATTTTTTAATATATTTTTTAAGTTTCTTAAAATTTTCCTTGCTCGAAGGATATGTTCTTCTTTTAACAGCCATAAATAGTAATATTAGCACCTTGTAAAAAACTTTTTAATCTATTGCTTCTTGGCGCTGTTGGTTCTAAATTAATTCCTGCAAAATAATTGTTTGTTGTTGGGTCAAGGTCTGATCCACTATTACTTGTGTATTCTGGAAAAGAACTTGAATTATTTCTCAAATAGTCAATTGCTCTTTGACGATAAAATTCTGCTGCATCAGTAGCTGTGTCCATAACAGGCTTTAAGTCGTCATAAGTTGCACTAGAAGACTGATCTGTTGCGCCCATAACTACAACTGCATTATTAACAAACCTTAGTCTTAAATAAGGCATTAATTGTGTAAATGCAAATTGAACTAATGCTGGTTGTATGTAAGTTTCTAAAAGTGTTTTATATTGGTTTGCTAATGTTCCTGCTTGAATTTCAGCTTTTAGTTTAGCATCTAAATCAGTTCCTAAAATTGGAAGTATGTGCATATCTTGAGCTAATAAAATATAAGGCATAATAAGGTCATCTGAAACAGAACCACCTAATGCAGAATCTTTTTTTAATCTTGTAGAACTAATGTAAAGTGTATGTTGAATCGCCATATTATACGTCTTTTACGTTTTTATCTTTGTAATTAATGCTTTTGATGTTTCCTCTGCTATCTTTAACAGATTCTTTAGTTTTCATTGCTGTATACGCTTGCTTAACAGGGTTTTTGTCTGTATCGCCAACAGCCATAGTAAATTCAAATTCTACAACGTCAATCGGTGTTTTATTACTGTTTCTAGCTGCTTCATTATGAAAAACTTCTGCACAAGCTGTAGCTGTTGATTTTTTATTGTTATAAATTATCTTATAAATTCTGTGATAAGCCTTACTAGATGTAATGCCTGTTGAACTTGTAAATGTATATTCTAAAGCCATATTTTTATTATTTATTTAACACCAGGATAATGACCTTGATTCGGCATATTTTCTGGCGCAATTACTGCATCTTTAATTCCTCTTGGTTTTGGTGTATACGATTTAGGTATACTGTCTGTTTTAGTATAGTCGTCCATGCTCTGACCTTCTCTTAATTCTGTTCCGTCTTTTAATCTATATAGAATAACTTTCCAAGCGTGTCTACAATAAACACCACCTTTAAATCTAAATAAATCATAAGGACGACCTTTATGCCCTAGCTGTCTGTTCACACCTTCACGACTTGCTTTGTCTATGTCTTCTAATCTATAAACAAAACCTGCTTTTGCTAGTCGCATCATATTCTTACAGAATGTTCTAGTTGATTTGCTAGGTTTTCTGCTCTTTTTAATATATTTAAAACGAACCCTGTAATAAGACTTATCTAATGAACTAGGTTGATCTTCTTTGCTTCTTATTTCATCTGCAAACTTTTCTTTGTTTTCTTTAATTAATCTTTTTGCCCAATCTTCATAATCTTCAATTAATCCTTCGTCTTGCTCATCAACAATTTCCCAGACTTCTTCGTCCATTTGCTCACCTTGTAAATTTTCAAATAATTCATCAAATTCTTCATCAGATAAATCTTCACGAACACCTTCAATTTCTTTTACTTTTTTTGATGCCCAAGATTGTCCTGCATCACCACCCCATAATGCCCAAGCTATTCGTCCTGCACTTGGAAAACCTTCTTCACCTGGATAAAAACCTTCTGCTTTCTTATCTACTTCGTGTCTTGCGAAAAAACTATTCATTCTTTTAATAGTATCAAATGAAAGATTATCTCCATTCTTGATGTTTGTTGCACGAGCAACTGCAACCTGCGTTCCACCACGTCCGTATTCTCTGCGCCATTCAAGACCCTTTTCAGCTTCTTCAATCATTCCTTTTGTTGGCTTAGTGTCTATGTCTTGCAAGTCTTTAAATTCTTGCTTTAAATTATCTGTATCTATATCTTCTTTTGTAACACCTTCTTTTTCTTGATCTTCTTCTGATTGTGTCTTTGTAACTTCTAAATCAATGAAATCAGCAGGTTTAAGCGATTTAAAGTATAAATCAAGGTTGATGTCATTAACTCTAAATATCTTGTTTAAACCCTTTAAAAGCGTTGTTTGGAATGGTATTACAACTGTATTGTTAAATAAGCTATAAGCATCACGCAATTCGTCTGCATTATTACCTAATCCACCACCCTCTGCACGAATACCAAATAGAATTGGCGAAGTAACCCTATGTCCTGCTAAAATTTGCGAAACAGATTGTTTTGACATTTCTACCCAAGCAGACTGTGCATCATTCATTTGGATAGGTTCAATAATAGGTGCAGTTTCTTTTCCATCATTGAAAGTGATTAGTATTTTACCTGCATTTCCTGTTCCTGCGAATTTTTGATTTAATTGTCTTTCGATAGTTCTTCTTTCTTCATCTGTTGGAACACCATTAGAGAATCCAACGTGCATTGAAGGTGTCATTCCAGATGTTATATTAGATAAGTGGAATTGCGCAATCTCTAATTCCATTTGAATCCAATCTGTTGCTGCAACGTAATCTGGTGCAAAGCCATAAAACAAAGCAGGGTTTTTATCTCTTATCATTAAGATTTGTGATGCTTGACTTCTATCTTCTGTATCAAATGCTTTATATGCTCTAGGTTTATATTCAGATTTTTTATGATTTGCCCAGTCAGCAGAATAATAATAGTGTTGTATTTCACCGTCTATCATTTTACCAGAACGAATGTATTGCGCAGGTATATGTTTCATTTTAGCTATGCGACTACGATCACGACTCCAAATTACGTTAACATAACACCCACCAAATAGCTTTAAATCTAATGCTAAATCTTTTAAAACGTCATCATCTGAATTGTGCAATAATTCTGTTAATCTTAAATAAGATTCTTTTGTTGCTTCTGATTCGTCAACATTAGTTGCTGCTATTCCTTCACCATAGATCATTGCACCGATTGACTTTATTAATGCACCATTGATTGCACTACCTAAAAACAATTCTAAAAGATAATTAGGATATAAATTGTTTTCACCGAAGCTGATCCATTCTTGATTAGTCTTTTCTACTAAATGTGGTATATTATAATGTGATAATTTTACTAAATTTAAATTCATAGTGGATTAGTTAAATAGATGCTTTCTGTATCTGCATCATTAGTAGTATATTCTTTGTAAGTTACGGATTCTGTATTTGAATTAAATCCTGTTAAATTCATTAAACCCTTCCATATAACAGTAAGTCCTGTTGGATCAATATTAGTGTTGTCTGTGTTATTATATATGATAACATCATAAAAGCCAAGTGGAAAATCTGTTGTTCCTAGCTGAATAATTGCGTTTAATAAATTTTCTTGGTCTGCATCTCTATTTGTAAACAAACCATACTGAACATATCTTTTGTTAAAATCTCCATAACTTGTATTTAATGAAACAGTTTTAGATTTTCCTGTAAACTGGCTTGTAAATGTGCAAAGACTTCTTCCGCTGTCTTGACCTTCATTCATTTCGTTGTAAACATCTAAATAGAATGAGTTACTCACTGAAAAATCACCAACATTTTTAACTTTTAACTGTATCATATTTTAAAATGTTATATATACTGACTCTGTATCTGAATCGTTAACACTATAATCTGTATATTTAACAGCAGGATTAGTCGTTTCTGGAATTAAGTTCATTACGCCAAACCAAACAGGCTTTATTGCATTTGCAGGGTCTAAATTACCAGATATATTGTTATCATAAATAGTAACATCATAAAAGCCATAAGGATATTCAGTTGTTCCCATTTGTAAATAACCAATTAAAGGGTTTGGATTACTAGCAATAGTATAAAAGAATAAAAGCATATATCGTTCTGTGTAAAATGGTCCAAATGTAGTTAACCAACATAATTCCTTTTTTGTTGCTTGACTTTTAAAACAAATTAATGGCTTTATTGCTGTGTTTGTTATGTCATTTTGAACAGTTTCCCAATAAGAATAACCTGCACCAACAGGCGTGTCTGATGTTGTTTGTATAATTTCAATCATTCTTCATAGTATTTGTCCATTGCTGTTTCAAAATTAGCCAAAATAATTTCTTTTACTTCATCAGTATAATTATCAAAATCTTTATAAACATCTTTTAAGGTAAATCTATCCCTCCAACTCATTTTTCTTCTTTTTAGGTTTATCTTCTATAAATAAATTGTTTCTAATGTGTTCTTTAAGTCCTTTTATTTGCTTTTGCGTTAGTTCGTCTAATGGGGTTTTTAATGCGTCAAGAGTTTTGCCCTCCCATTCTTTTTTTAATTTCCAAGCCATAGTATTTTATTATAAATATAAATATAGGTTATTTGTTTTTTTTTAATAAAAAAAAGGGGCAATAAAACCCCTTCTTTTCTTTTGTATTGAGTAACGATTAAGTAGTTACAAATGCAATAGAGGCGTGGTCAGTTAAATTATCCCAAGGATAATCATCTGTTGTAGGTCCATTTGTAGGCATTACTTGTATCGGAGGTAATTTTTCCTCTGATGTGAACTCTAATGTATAACCAGAAAGATCACCTTTCGCTGCGCCTGTAACCATTGTTCCACTTGTTATATTGCAACCTGCATTCATTCCAAGCAAAAAGATATTATCCATAGCATCACGAACAAAGATTTGACTTCTATTATATGCAGCTAATTTTAACTGATTTGTTGCATCATGATCTATTTTTTGCAAAGTTACCGATAAAACAGAACTAAAAAAAGTCGTTCCTGTTGCAGGGTCAGAATTAAAGTTAACTGTCAAAGAACTTAAATTAGGTCTTAAATCATACTGCAATAAAGTTTGTTTTGAACCTTCAGGGTCACCAAAAGTATCCCAAGTAGCAAAACCTGCGTTTGTCATTTCTGATTCAGCTATAGTTGCTTCCGCTTCTATGTTACCACAATAATTTGGTAGTATATACATTGTTCTAAGACCGCCAATGCTGTCTTTACAATCTACTTGTCTACCTTTTGTTAAATCACAAGACATATTTTTATTATATTAAAAAGTTAATAAAAGGGAGGTATATTGCAACCTCCCATTTAAAGTGTTATTTATACAAATGTTGCACCTACGATACCATCTGTAGCTACCGCAGTCTGAACTCCAATTGCAAAATTCATTACTACTCTCACATTGTCGCTTCCGTCATATTGGTATGTTGGAATCAATCGTGCTTCTGTCCAATCTGTAGCAAGGTTAGTCCCATACACCATATTTTCTCTGTATGTTAAAACTATTGCGTCATCAGGCATTCCTGGACAAACATTTATTGGAATACCTAAATAAGTAGCACCGATAATTGATTGGTCTGTTCCTTTGTTGTTAATACCTTGATGGTTACTAAAAGTTGTAGAACCTGCTAATTGCTGAATATAAAAACCGTATGTTTTTAGATTACAGTAAAAAGATAAATCTGGTTTGCCTAAAATTCCTGGAGCATTTGTAGCAGCACTATTGTAAACTGCTCCGAATTGAGCCGCCGCATTACCTGCAGTAATACTAGCAATTGTTGCTTCTGTAAAATCTTTACAAGCAGAAGCATCTAAACCTCCTTGGTCAAATACACCATCATTTGATAAAAAACCTGTTCCGTATACACCACCTGCATCTGCTAACCATATTCCGTTCTCAATAGAAGCACCAGCTTTTGCTGCAACAGTAGATAACAAGAAATCTCTAAAAGGTTGCGCAATATCACCGTTTCTAGTCATATTCTCGCCCAAGTATGTTGGGAAAATTGTGCCTCGACATACTTCTTGATTTACTTCTAGGTCTGTCAAAGTTAAGGTTTGTAATGTTTGGTCTAGTGAAATGTCATTAGAATTAAAATCACAAGATGCTGCCTTTACAGGGTCATTTAATGAAAGACCTGTAATATTTGCAGCTTTTCTTAAACCATCTATTTGTCTCACATATCCTTTAGCAACTGTGTCAGGACTTTTAACTGCAGCAGTTACATAAGGCAACGCCAACTTACCAACGTAATTGTCAGCAGTTACGTCTATATCAAATTGATATTCTTTGCTTAAATTGTATTTATTCGCCATTTTTAAAATTATTTATTGTTAATGTAATATGCTGCCCTCTCTTTAGTTGACAGTTTTGCTAAATCAATAGTTGAACTAAAGTGTGTTCCTTCTGGACTGTATTCAATACCTTCCGTTGCAGGTTGTCCACTTAATTCAACTATTTTGCTTTTAAGTTCTTCCATTTGTGTCATAAGTTCCCCCATAACCTCTTTTGACATTTCTGTCTTTTCTTCTACTTCTTCTGATAATTCAGCAGATGCTTCTACTTTGTCAGCTTTTAGGTCTGCAACTGCATCTTCTAAATTTTTAATTCTTATTTCCATTCCTTTCCAATCTGCAACATCTGCTTCTTCTGCTAATTCTTCTTCTTTAGATTCTACTTCTTCTGACATTTCTTCTTCTGATGCTTCAACACCTTCTGCTTCTTTTTCTTCTCCAAGATCAAGAATTTCAGAATTTTCTCCGATTGTTAACTTGTTGCCGTTTTCCATTGTATATGATCCTGCTTCTAATGCTTCTGCGTTTCCATCATCTGAAACAGCAAATACTTTAGAACCGATCATAAATTGGTCATCTTCTGTTGCAACTACTCTGCCGTCGTCTAGCTTCATTTCAGCGTAGAATTTAACAGAATAAGATTTAGGTTCATTTTTCATTTTTAAGATATTTAAAATTTTTTCTATTGTTCCCATAACATTAATAAATATAAAAGGTTTTAAAGTGTTTATTTCTTTATCGTCTGACAGTCTTATTTTTGATCGCTGCACAGACTTTTGCAGCCGTTTCTCTATTACCGTATTGTTTCATCTGATCCTTCATACAATCGTCCCAAGAATACTTTAACATTGCTTTTCTTTTAGCATAGGCAACATATTCTAGCATCTTGTATTTTTTTTTGTATTTACGTTTTCCTTCTTTAGTATATAATTCTTCTTTCATAGTAGCAGAAGAATGATCTACGCAAGGCATATATAACTTAACTCCGTCAACTGTATGCGCATGACTACCAGAACAACCTTTAAACATTTCTGCATAAATTTCTGCTTCTTCTTTATTTCTAAATAATGGTTCTCCGTCTAAACTACCAACAGGGTTTAATTCATTAGCTAAAATAATATCTTTGATTTTGCCCATCATTACTTCATCAGGGCAATCTTCACAAACTTCGTCAAGTATATCCATTTCTTTTGATGCTTCAATTAATTTATCAGTAAAATATCCTTCGATACTAAATCCTCTTACTTCTTTGTTCTTAATCTTTTCCCAAATTTCAGGATTGTTTTCTGCGCTAACTTGAACGAACCACGTTCCAACAGGCATATTGTTGAAACCATACATATTAGACTTATCATATTTTTTATTTTCTTTTATCCAAGATTCTACGACAGTTAATCCTTGAACGGGTTCTTTATGTTCTAAAGTGTGATTATTGTTGTTTAGACTTGACATAAATAGCTTCTGTGCCTGTCTTATTGTTTCCTTAGTAAAGTAAACATCATATTCTTCGTTAGTTTCTTTATTTAGTCTAGGAATTTTTTTGTCTGGAATTAAAACTGCACCGATTAACTGCTTTTGCTCTTCATCAATTTTTGCAAGTGATAAAAAGTCATTATTAAAAAATACAAAATTTTCTTCTATTGCAGGGAATTTAACAACAGAAATAGCATCAACGCCAAAATGTTCTGCTGTTTCGTCAATTATTAATTCTATAAGTTTTTTCTTTTTAGCCATATCATCTATAAATATAAAGTTTCTAATTTTGTTTATAATGTAGCTTGTATATCCAATTCTTCTTGCAATGCTTGAGCATTAGAAATATCGTTTTCTACTACATACGCTTGAACAGGTTGAGATTCGCCTAATGTTGGTCCTGCAATTTCTTCCATATTTGGTAACATATCACCAACAACTGCTGGTTGTCCTGCATCAGTATCTATACCAGATGAAGAAACACCACCACCACCTGCACTTGCACCTTCATCACCTGTTGACATTATTTTTCTAACATTAGCAAGACCCATTGCAATAATACCTGCTGCTTGAATTGCGCCAAATATACCACCCTGACCTATTGCTGTTGTTGCGCCTAGATAAGTGTTTCTTATAGCTGTTCCAACTTGAATTGCTTTCGCTGCCTTGCTTTCTTCACCTAACAATGCTACAACACCAGAAACGGCACTTTGAACAATTGCTTCTTTTTGTTCCTGTGTCATTTCTTCAATTTTGACTTCTTCTTTTTTTGCTTCCTTTACAACTTTTACTGTCTTTTTTTGGCTATCTTGATATTCCTTTTCTAAAGCATTTAAGTTAGTTAATTGTTCTGATCTTTGCCCTGTAATTCTTTCTTCCAAATCGGCCATTTCAGTTTTAGCATCAATTAATGCAACTTGTAAGTCTATATTATCTTTGTTCCTAGATAATTCTAATGCTGCTAAATCTATTTTCTTTTGCGCTAATGCTTGTTCTTTTTCAAATTGTTCATCTAATACTTGACCTAATTTTTCATTTGCTGCAATTCGTTCTTCAAATGTTAAACTTGTGTCATCTCTTAATTGTCTTTGCAATTCTGCATCTCTTTGATATGTTAATTGAAGTTGTCTTTGTTGCGCATCTGCTAATTTAACTTCGTTGCGCATATTATTCATTGCTTTAGCAACTTTAACACTTTCTTTTGCACTCTCTTTTGCGTTTTTTACAAAATCGGAAAAACTTTCATTGCTACCTACAACAGCTTCTTTAACGCCATTAAATGATTGCGCTGCTAAATCTCCTGCTTCTTTAAATTCTCCTTTTAAAACCTTTCCTACGGCTTTTCCTAACAATCCTAAACCCTTAACAACAGATAAAACTGTATTAGTTAATTTTTGAAAAACATCACCAATTACGGCTGTTGCTACATTAACTTTGTCCATTATTACTTGATTTTCTCCAAGCGCATTTTTAAGGGCAACGAAGCCAGAAACAATAAGACCAATCCCCATTGCTTTGAACGCCAACCCAACGCCTCTAACTCCAGATTGCATTACAGAAAACCCTGCTTTAGAATCTTTTGCGCCTTTTCCTGTATCTTGAACGCCTTGCTTTAATTCGTCAACTTGCTTTATTGCGTCTTTAGCATCTACATTTATTTTAACTGTTTTTACCTCCGCCATAGTATTCTAATTATTTCTTTAAACATTCTTTTAAAACTTGTATGGTATTCTTGCATTCCATAAGCAAAGTCCAATTCTTTGTCTTTGTAATCTACCAATTGCAAATGATCAATACTTGGAATGATTAAGTCTGCTGTTGTTTCTATGTATCTTTTTAGTTCCATATTAAAATTTTTCCGTTTTGAAATAGTATATAGTCTGCGTTTTGATATAAAGCATAATTTTCGTCATAAGCTGATGAAAAATAAGGCACTTCGTTAATATCTAGCTCAACGCTTAATTCCCATATTCTTTTAGTATCTGTTTCGCTGTCATCTAATCCAAATCGCAAAACTTCATTATTCATATCTATATACAAAGAACAACTAAGAGCAATACCACCTTCACGGATTTGAAATTCACTTGATCCACCTGCTACGCCTAATTGCGTTGATCCTGAAACAGTATTTTTGAATGCCGTATAATATGCAAACGCTTCTGTTGTTCCTAATGGGTGCGTTGAACTTTTTCCACCAATTACTGTTGCAATTCCTTTAACTCTAATTACACAATTAGTGTTTTTTGGTATTATTAGTGGCTTGCTGTTTTCTGATCCTTCTGGATAAGCATATCCTCTTGTATTTCCGACTGTATGTCCTGTTAATACAAACTTATGAGATTCACCTTTTAACTGCGGAATTGTTTTTCTTTTGCTTTTGTATTTTATGATCATATCATCACCAAAAGAAGGTAAGATATTCCTACTGTATTTGTTATTGTCAATTCCCCTTATAAGTGGTTTATTTAATCCACCTAAAGCATCAGATATTACGTTTCGCAATGTTCCCTGTCCTAGTATGCTAGTTAACTGTATGTTGTCTTGAACTGCTAAAGGCAAACTTCCTGCTAATTGACAAGCTGTGTAAGCTCCTGTATTATATATTACACCCCCTAAACAATCACAACAAGCTGGATCAGTATATAACATTGTAGGAAATGTTGGTGAACAATTTGGATTGCCTTCTGGACACCATACATAGTAAGTTCCGTTCCATAGGTTTGACCCCTCAAAGAATGCAGGAATATAATTACAGTCTGCGCAATTATTAAGAGCATCAATAACTTTTAATAATTTTACTTTTGTTGATGCGTTTTGTCCGACTTGATAGTTTGATATTTCTAATATCCTGTAATAAGTTTCTTTTATAAAAATCTCATCATTAAATTTAAAGTTAAATATATCGACTTCACTTAAATTTAAATGACATTCCATAATTCTAGCATCTGTGCTATATATATTGTCTAAATATGGTTTCCAGTAAAGACCATATAAAGTATTCGCAGACCATGTTCCGTTGTTTTCAGAGTAGTTAAATATATCTGATTGAGTGATTGGGGGGTTTGTCCACCAATACAAACTTTTATTTGTTGGACCTAATGTATAAGCATCTGATACAGGCGTTATGTCGTAAGGTGTGCAAACAGGAAAAGTATTAAAATCAAATGCAGTTATTGCTTGACCGACAACAGGCTGGTAATGTAAATTATAAGTTAAGGAATTATTGTCTGCATCTCTAACTGTAGTTGCTGTTCCATTATACCAGAATAATTTCGGATTTGTTTCTGCGCTTGTTACAGGTATTTTTTCGCCATCTTCATTTCTATTGTAGCTGTATTCATATTGAACAACCATATTGTCAGAATAAGATTCAATTCCTTGATACTGACTAACAAAAACCCTGTTATTAATATATGGACTGAAAATTGGATTATTTTTCAATTCACCTGTTGCAAATTGGTTATTAGTTACTTCTATATCTACGTGACCATATACATTTATTCTAGGATATTTTTCTTTAAATGATTTGTTTGCAATATCCTCATCTTCTAAATCGGTAAAATGAACATTTTTTTTCTGTAATGATGTAGTGTCTTTTAAAATAACTTCTTTTGAAAGATCTAATTTTTTTGTCCAATCCTTAATGCTACTATCAGCTAGATAGTCGTTGTAAGGCTCTATAATTAAGTTTGAAGAGTCATCTGGATCAGATAATACAACTAAATTAAATCTTTGAATAATATCTTTTAAAAAGTCTTTTTGCGTTATTTCTGGATCAATGCACATAGGCACATTAACTATTCCATCATATAAACCTAAAGAATAATTATCCCAAGTAACATTAACCCTGCTATGCAACGTATCGCCACCACATTCAAAAGCATTGTCTGCGCCTAATTTTAAAAAACTATTTCCTTGACCTACATAGCTACAATTTCTTGGTCTCATCATTATTCTGCAAGCATAATTAATAGGCAAATTTGTAATATCTAAAGAGTGATTGTATGCTTGATTAGAAGATCCTATTTGAACTCCAATTATTTGATCCCAAACCTGTGATTCTATAGGTGAATTTGTAGTTGTATCCCAACCTTCTAAATAAACATCAAATACCATTCCTGTATTCAATCCAACATGGGTTATTCTATGTCTTACAAAAATTTCTGTTTGTGTAGGGTGTGTTTTTGTAAAATACATATCTGTTGCATCCCATTGACCTAATAAGTTTTCATTTGGACAAACTGTGTCTGCTCTTACAGGCGTTGCAACTAAATCAACAGGATCACCATTAGTTGGAAAATTACCAGAAGGATAAAAACCCCAATCAAACTCATTTCCTGCATTTAGGTTTCCAGAAAAATCTTCATTGCTACTGTCTATTGTTGGAAGCGTGCTTTCTCCTAAATGGTTTCCTGTAGTCATAAAAACCTTACCAAAAAATGATCCGTCAATAAAATTAGAAGTATAAGAAAAACCTGCCCTTGCAAAAATAAACTTTATTAATGTTTTTAATTGTATTGCAGGTCTAAATTGTAAAAAGCTAACCATAAAAGGAAAAGCATCTGTAACTCCATAGTCGGCTATGTTTTGTGTAGTCATATCTAAATACTGCCCACTACCTTGTTCCCAATAAAACTCTGGTTGTGTTACTGACAATGGATACATAACTTTTTGCACACCAATTGGCGTATCTCTTAAAGAATTCCCTGATGAATTTACAAATGAACTACTGCTACCATTCCAAGAATTTTCTATTTGCGTTTCATTATATTGGTGATTTAGTTCTGCAGAGTATGTTCCGTCATCATTAAGCAAACAATCTCTTAACTTTTTTTCTCCGATAATGCTAAAAAGATCAGAAGTATTAGACATTAATACAACTTCATAACATTGCGCTTTTTGGTATACTGCTTTTAATTGCAATGATCCTTCAAACTGTGGAACAGTTCCTACATATAATGTTGCATCAAATTTTGTTCTAGTATTAAAAACTAATGTGTCTATGTTTACATTATACCAATTTTGAAAGAATTGGTGATTGTTGTCTGTGAATGGTAATTTAAAAGTTTGCGAATAACTTCCTTTCCTTGCATCTGGTTCTTTAATATCAGAAAACTGAAAGTTCAAGGAGATATTTGGTTCTTCTTGTAAATCTAACTGAAACGTGCTATCTGCTGTATCAGATGTTGTATTTGGTCTATATGCTACTAAACGAACTTTCATTAGCTATTGGTGTTTACGTTGTTTGCGTATTCTATTTGTATTGTATATTTTATTAGCTTATCATTTGCTCTAGTTTTTTTAACAATAGAAGAATCAGTTACCATAACGCCTTGCGTAAATTCTGTATCTGCATTTTCAACTATATAAACATCTGTTGACATAATTAGCTTTTCCATCAAATATGCTTGGTCTTCTGTCATCCAATCTGTATTTAATGTTTCCTTTAGAACTGCTGTTACCTCCCTAGTCTTTTTGCCTCTCATAGTATTGTTATAATACCATTTAGAAGCATTAAATCGACCCATTATAGTATTGTAGTTATTTCTAGTTACTTCAATTGTCTGTGTAGACTTCATTTTGAAATTAAAATAATCATAGCAACCTACACTATTACGCCACGCTAATCTTCTAACTTTAAAACCTTTGCAACTTCCTGATTCTTTTATAAAATAATAATTAGCCGTTGCAGGGTCAGTTTCACCCCCTGAGCCTATTCCTTGAATCTTGTAATACGCCCAACCGTCATTAGCTGAATCAGAAGGCTGTGCATTAGCTAATCCTGCTATAGTTTGTCCTTCTAGGTTTCCTGGACCACAACCAAAATATAGCAATTGATATTTATTTTCCATTGGATCAGTAGGCTCTTCTGCTTCACTATTTGAAGGAATCCAACCACCATAAGTAGAACTGTTAATTGCAGTATCTGTGCTTAAAACCGATCCACTAGCATCATAAAATTTGATAACAATAAAATCTAAATCGCTTGTAAATTCATCTTGATCATTTAAAAATGCAACAGTATGATAATCGCCTACATTTGTTGTGCTATCCCATTGAACGTAATTTATATATCCTGTAACACCATAAGTTGGATCAGTAGTTATTCCAACATCACTTAAAAATCTGTCTGTTCCACTATTTGCTTGATAAGGTTGAAACGCTGTTCCTTGTATATAACTAGAAGCGTCATCTCTTGCTGTTAATAGGGGCAAAGAAGCAGCCATATAAATCAAGGTGTCTTCTACATTTAACGTTGTGTCTTCTGAAGGTATTGCATCAACTGCATCACTAGACTGTTGATAACCCTTTACATAGATTCTCTGCATTTGAGTTTCATCTGTTCTGCTATCTCCGTTAACACTAAAAATCTTATTTGTCATACCTGTATTTGCGCCTAATCTATGTATTGGTTCAAATGGTATTCCTGTTTGATTTTGATCTTCTACTGTATTAACTAATTGACTGTTAACGATACTTCTTAAATCAAAAAATGCTCTTGCTCTTTGTGTTGCGCCATTATTATCTGGACCATATCCATTTCTTCTTTGTTTTATTTTTGCAATTAATGTTCCTGTAGAACCATCTAATCTAACTTCTAATACTAATCTAAAATAAAATAAACCACTTATATCGTTATAGTATAGCATATAACCTATCATTGGATTCCAATTGGTTATTACAGGCACTTTGTCTGCCGTGTTTACAGGCTCTTGCTCAAATGTTATAGTAGGCATAATTTATTTTTTTATTGTTTTATCTATTGCTAATTCTAAGTCATCAGCAAATGCTTTGACTATTTCTTCTGATTCTTTATTTAATTGTTGCGTAAATGGTTTACTAAAAAACTGTGTTCTTTCTAATCCTCTTTGATATATTGATCTTTGAATTAAAAATGCTAAACTTTTTCTTGAAATAAACTTTCCGTTTTTTCTAGCTGCCTTTAATGGCTTTCTAACAATCCACCTATCAATTGCACCTCTTGGGGGCATCTTAGTTGAAAACTTGAAAGGACTTCCTTGTCCTCGCATTTTTCCACTACCTTTGAATCCTCCTGCACCCTTAACTCCTTCATCTACAAATTTCCAATAATCTTCTGCACCCCCAAATTCAAATTCTAAAGTAACAGAAGAATCTGATGCTGTTACTAAATAGTCAAAATCATTGTATAATGTATTTCCACTTGTTTGCTTTTTTTTCTTTTTTAGAATAGACCTTCCTTCCTTGACTACATTTGCGCCAAGTTTTTGCATTGCTTGTATGGTGTTTTTAAACTGCATTAGCTATTAGGTGAAATTGGAACAAGACAAAGATCATTAGTATTAGGAACTTGCACACTTATGTTTGCAGCCCAACCTGTCAAAGTATTATCAAACCTTGCTGTAAATGGTTCTGCGTTAATAGGAAGGCTTAAAACAACGTCATTGTCAACCCAAGAAGTAGAATAAAGATTTTGGTGGAATTCATTTATTACGTCTTGTATTATATTTAATGTCTGTGAATAAGTGTTAACACGACTAACTCTTTGGTTATTTGGTTCATCTCCTAATTGGTCGCTTACCATATCCATAACATAAATAGAAAAGTTATAAGTTAAAACGCCCTTGTCTACAACTACTGTTCCTGGTTCAGCATATAAAATAATATAATCAGTCGCACCGAGTTTATTTAAATCTACTTCATCTAATTGTCCAGAATGGAAGCTGTTAATTTGAAAATGTTTTTCAGCAATGGTTTCTAAATATCCGACTACATTTCTAAATGTTATCATAGTTGTTTCTTTGTTTATTATTGTGATCTTGCGTATATGCTAAATAAGTCAATGTTTGCAAAATCGGTATTCTTGTTATTTTATCAATATCTAAAATGCTATTAGCTAAACTGTATAACACATTATACCAACCCCACTTGCTCTGCATACTTACGCCTTTTGTTGTTTCATTTCCTGTTTGCTCAAAAAGTTGTGCGAAGTCTTGACTAATTGTTCGCCTAAATTCAAAAAAAAACCTAACGAACTTAACGCTATATCCATTGGACAATCCTTAAATAATTCTTCTTTAAATTCATCAGGATTGTAGCTTTCAATAGTGTATCTTTCGTTTCTTTCAAACGTAACTTTTCTATATAGTATTGACATTATAATATGTAAATTCTCAATAGGGTTTTTACAATAGGTTTCAAGGTCTATGTATTCTCCTGTCGTTATTCCAGATAAATTAGGAACAAAGCCGTATTTTTCTTTTTTGAACATAAATGTCTTCCTAAAATTTTCTTTGTCTGGTTCTGTATCAATCATTTTTTTTATTATGCTCATTATTTCTAATAAGTCTTTATAAGCCATTTTTTTAACTACAAAAGGACTAACATTGCATAACAACGCTAGACTCTTTATAACCTTGTTTTTCTCACTTCCTTTGCCTTCTTGTATTTCTACATATTTTTGATAGGTTTCTATAGTTATGTCTGACCACCTATCTGGAATAGTTAATTTAACTTCTTTCATTACTAATAAATATAAATTGTTGTTATTTGTTTTTACGAAATATAATACTTACCAGAATAAGACACCATCAGCTTATTTAATGCAACATATCTAACTGCATCAACTGCATGATTAAAAGCATCTATTGGCTTGTTTGTTATTTCGTTATTCTTGTTTTTAATCCACTTATAGTTTCTAAATTCTTTAATTGCATTAATGCTGCTCTTAGTTATATTTAGCTTATGTCTTTTTAAAACATCAATACCAATACGAATGCTGTCTGCACCTTTCTTAGCAGGTTTAATATTAATACCACCCATTCTAAAGATTTCTTCTATTGATTTAGGTTCAGCACTATCTGCATAAATCTCTATGCCTCTGTCTATTCCTAAGTCTTTAATCTTGTGTGCAATATCTTGATTGGTCAAACCACGTTCATAAATGAGTTCGTCAACATATAAATCTAAATCGTGCTTATATACTTTAACTAAACTTGTAGGGTCAGCAGAGAATCCGAAGTCTAACCCTAATGCTATTTCTTTTGCATTATCTGGAATAGTATCTATTATGTTAAATGACGGGAAAATGGTTTCTGTGGCGACCCCACGCTGCCCTTCGCCAAAAACCCGCCATAAATTTTCATCCACTTCTTTTAGTCTTTCAATCTCCTTTACTGTTTCTTCATCTAAGAATGGATTATCTTTATATGTAGAAATATGAAAGTCTACATCATCTCTATCGTTATCTATTATCTGTGTGTATAACCAGTGGTATTCGTCAGATGGATTAAAGTCTATGATTATCTTGTATGTTGTTCTTAATGCAAGTTGTGTGTATTCTTCAAAGCCAAACTCATTACATTCATTCAAGAATAACACATCTCTCTTTCTACCTCTCACCCTTTGTGGCTGGTCTACACTAATGAACTCAATAACATTTCCATATAGATGATATAATGC